CGGAAAAATCTTGCAATATCTTCAACGCCAAATTTCCGCGTGGAAATGAATTGTGAATCTTGCGGTGAAACGGACAATTTGGTCACGTTCATGCCTTCTTCCAATATGGCGGTTTTGTGTGAATTATTCAATCCCGTGTTTCTTTGCGACCACGAACGCATCAATCGTTTATATGCTTCGTCGCTCAATCTTGCTGGGTGTGTCAACACCGCTGAAATGTTTGCACCATTTCCAAAGAACGAACCACCGAATTGGTCGGCGGCCAATCCAAGGCCAATGGATTCACGCGCACATTCAATCACAGATTTCCCAACAACGCCGTCAAATCCCAAACCGACAATGTGAATCATTTCCGAATCGTCGAACGTTTCTTTGTCGTCTATCTGGTAAAACTTTTCATCCTCGTATATTTTCACCGATACGCGTTCGGGTGCAATCGGAATCAATTTGATTGGGTTCCCCGCGTTGTCGCGTTTGATTGCGATGAATGCGTTTCCGTGCAAACATAGATTTGCTTGACACGCCTCGCGGAATGTAAAATCCGACATCAATTGGTTCGGTGTGTGAATCAATTTGTTGATGGGATGCGCGTCGGCATTGCGGACCATTCCGTCCGTCGATTGTTTGACGTGCCACGGCAATGTCGCCATGGTTTCCGATATTACACGAACCGCCCCGAATACCGCGGACAATTGCATCGCGGTGTTTTCAGTTACAGAAATCCCCGTTTTTGATTCATTTCCCGCGAACAACCATTCGGCGGGATTCGACAAATTTGTCGATGGGCGATTCGGGTTGTTGCGAAATGCACCCAATATTCGCCCAAACAAGTTTTGATTTTCGGCCATTCGGTTGAAAACGATGTTTTAATTGGGGACAAATTAAACAATCATTTGCAAAAAAAAGGGACATCCAAAAAATGAATGTCCCAAAACAAAAACAAAGACCGACACCCGAACGGGCGTGGTGGGTTAAATAGGTTTGTGAATCGCCGCGTTTCGTTCCAATCGTTCGTTCAATGCCGAACGGCTAAACGTCACAATGCGGGCGCATTCTTTCAATACTATTCCAGCGGGCGAAATGGATTCGACCGAAAATTCTTTTCCCGTTCGCGTCATTTCAATAATGTCGCCAACGTTGATGTCATCAATTGGTTTCATCTTGCGACAAATTACCAAATCATTTGTGGTTGTTGTGTGATACATAAAAAAATTATTTTTCTGGTTCTTACCACCAAAACCCCCCGTTTGTTTCAGCGGGGGGCGTTTGGATTAGTATTCCGATTCGTCAAGGTGTCGCGTTTTTATTTTCGCTTCACATCCTAATCGCATTAGGTATCTACAATGGGCCAACGCTTCGTCGTAATTTAGAAATGCACAATCCAATAATCCGCCTTCATATACTTCAAAAACTCTTTGTTCCTCTTTGTTAGGTGTTTTAAAATACTTGTTCATAATCTTTGTTTTATACCACCAAATCCCCCCGTTTGTTTCAGCGGGGGGCGTTTGGGATTATCGTTGATTTCGTTATTCATAAATATTAACTATCCACGCTGGTGTTTTCTCTTTTTTCAATCGCTCATATTGTTCCAACGCTTGCGATTCCGTTTGATGTTCGGTGCGTCGTCCATTTCTCAAATCTTCAACGGCGTATCTTGTTGGCGTCATGATTAGGCGTTTTTTAATTTGTAATCCAACGCACGTTGCAATTTGATTTTGGCATCTGCCAATTGCACTTTGATTCTTTCGCTCGTCATCGGTTGGTTTGCTTTGCGCTCGTTGATTGCGATTAGTTCTTCGAGACGGGCGATTGCTAAATTTCTTAAATCCATGTCTTTTATTTTTGTTTTATACCACCAAATCCCCCCGTTTGTTTCAGCGGGGGGCGGTGGGTTTTTATTTTAATGTTTGCAATTTCTTTTCTTCCCTCGCGATTGTTTTTTCCAACATTTTGTTGTTTTCAACTTTCCAAAAGATGTTGTGTTTTTTCCAAAAATCAATCGTGCGTTGTTTTGCCTCATCAATCATTTCGTTGTATTCCGCTTCGCTCATTTTATTGGTTGATTCATCATATTTGGCCGTCCAATACCACGCGCAGTCAACATCTTTTTCGATGATTTCATTTGCGATTTGCGCGTCCGTCATTGCCGTTGCTCTTTCGATTGCCTCATTGTTTTTTGCAATTTGGTTTTTCATTCTCGCGATTTCGTTTTGCATTCTTTCAATTTTAGTCATCTTCTTTTGTGCGTCGATGATTTGTTTTGCGAATTCCTTATCACCCGCTTTTGGCAAATCCGTCTTAACAATGTAACGTACATGCTCGCGTTGGATGTTGTAACCACCCGCCCAAATTCCGTCTGTGTTGAATTTGTATTCGTTGCCATCACGACCGATTGTTGCGGTGATTTCAACACCAGTTGTTCCGCTAAATGCCTTCATTGAAACCAACGTGTCCGTTGTTTTAAGGTAACGGCCAACCGCTTTGAACAAATCAACAACCGCGCTCAATTCCGCTGATTCGATTGCAAATTCCGTGATTGTGAACACTTGGTTGTTGCGTTGCGCGATTGTTTGCATGAACGCCAATTGACGTTGTGCGATTTCCTTTGCCAATGGCGTCACGATTGTGATGATTTCACCTTGGATTCCCTTTGCGTTTGATAATGTTTTTAAATTTGTCATTTTGTCTTTGTTTTGTTTGATGGTGTAAACATACAACCTTTTTTTGAATTCACAAATTGTGAACAAAGTTTTTTGATATTTTTTTTTAATTATTCCCAACCGATTCGCAATTCGTCCAAAACACATCCACCATTTCCCCGTTTAAAACCAAACGAATCGTGAATCCGTCGCCCGTTTCTTGCAACCACGGCGTGAATCCTAATTCAAATAACATCAAACCCAATCGTCGGGCATCTTCAACATTCATCATAACATTCGTATTCCTTGCGATTCGTAAGTGGACGAACCCGTCATGTCCTTGTTTTCCATCGTCATCATTTCACCCAACGCCATTATCATGGCAATGATTCCATCAATCTTATCGCCCGCCTTTGATTTGCTGAATTTTACATTTTCCGCATCGTCTTTTTTCGTCACCACATTCGCCGCCATCCAACGCAACATTCCGTGACCGCCGTGATGCAACAATCGTTTTTTGACCAGAATTTCCGCATTCTTTATTGGTGATGTCATCGAAATAAATCCTTGACCAAACGGGTCCATCTCAACGCCCGCATCCGTCAATTGCTGAACCAATGAATTTGAATTCCATCGGTCAAACGCCACCGACTGAATGTCGAACACTTCCGCACATTCCAGAATCTTCTTTTGAATGACATTGTAATCCGTGGAATTCCCTTCCGTCACAATCAATTCGCCATTGCTTACAAACGTATCGTAAGACCCGCCCGTTTGATTCCGACGGCGTTCCACCGCCGCTTCACTCACAAAGAGAAACGGAACAATCTTGATGGATTCGTCGTCCATAGGAAACGCCAACACGAACGCGGTGACATCCTCAACGGCGGCCAAATCTAATCCGCCGTAACATTTGCGACCCTTTAGTTTTTCCAATTCCACAACGCCCGACGATTTCATCCATTCGTCGTCCGTAATCCACGACGCCAACGAATTCACCCATTGGTTCAAATGCAACTGACGGAATGCGATTTCCGACGATGGCAATGTCTTGGCCTCGCGTGACATCTTTTCGAAATATTCGGGTTTGATACTGATTCCAAAATTCGGGTTCGCCTTTTTCCACGTTTCCAAATCATGGATGTCGTCGTCTGGTTCCGCCTCATATATTAACGGCAAAAAGGTGTCGTCCTCGATGACGCCTTCGCCAACCCTTTTCCCATACGAATAGAGTTCGTGACAAATGGAATTCGTGTCGAACACGCCCGCCGTTGTAATGGCAATCATTAAAGGTTGTGAACGTGCGCCCATCGACGTCGCCATCACATCCCACAATTCGCGATTCTTCGCCGTGTGTAATTCATCGTAAATAACGCAATCTTCACCCCCCGAACCGAAATTCGGGGGGTTAACCACACGACGCATTCGCGCCGTGCAAAAGTCCCGCATCCGCGGCGACCGCTTTAAGGAACGAATTCGTTCCGTTCAACACAATTGAATTTTGAAAGGTCTTGCAATTCTTTGTCAAGATTGCGGAATTGCGAACCATTTGTTTGCAGACCTCAAACACGATTTTCGCTTGGTCCCGTGACGATGCGCAACAATAGATTTCCGCGCCTTGTTCTTTTTCCACGAACAACACCGCCAACGCAATGGCCGCCGACAAATTTGATTTTCCATTCTTTCGCGGAATCTGGACATAAGACGTTCGATATTGTCGCAACCCCGACGCGTTCATCGTCCCGAACAAATCGTGGATGAATTCTTTTTGCCATTCTTCCAACAAGAATGGTTGACCCGCCAAATCACCTTTCACATG